CTCAACTTGATGTAATTATTCCACCCCAAGGTGGTCATGGTTCCAATATCTATAGAGAGTTGGGAGCAACTAATGTATTACTTTATTCAAGAATTGAAAATGATACAGAAAATCCTGATTTTATAACAGGAAATCAAATTGCTAGAATTGGTGTTGTATGTAATCCCAAATCATATGGTTCTACTTCACTTCTTTCTATTGATAAAGCAAGTGCGACTTATGCACTTCGTTTAACTGGTACTGGTTATAGTTCTGTAACCTTTACTGGCGATACTGAAATTACGCAGACAACTGGAGCAGGTGTAACTGCTGTTGGTAAAGTTATTAGTTATGATCAAGTTACTGGAGTTTTGAAATTCTGGCAAGATAGAACTACTGCTGGATTCAATACAGTTGGTGCTGCTGTAACTAATCCTCCTTATGGTTTTAAGACAAATAGGTTTACTGCAGATATTACTTCTGGTGGTAGTTTCACAATTGTGGGTGGAAGTGCTAATCTTTCCATTAGCACCGCATTTAGTGGTCTTTCAACCTCAATAAATAATAAAACATATTACCTTGGTCAAACATTTACAAAAGGCGTATCCAACCCAGAAGTTAAAAAATATTCTGGCAATATGATTTACGTTGATAATAGACCAGCGATTACCCGTTCTTCTAATCAAAAAGAAGATATTAAAGTCATATTGCAGTTCTGATAAGAAATGACTCAACAAACCAATCTTAACGTATCACCATATTTTGATGACTTCGATCCATCGGATGATTATTATCGGGTGCTGTTTAAACCTGGGTATCCAGTTCAAGCAAGAGAATTAACAGGTCTGCAATCTATATTACAGAACCAAATTGCAAAATTTGGTCAGCACATGTTCAAGGAAGGTGCAAAAATAATTCCTGGAAATACATCGTATAATAGATACCATTCTGCTTTAGAGATAAATTCTACTCATTTGGGAGTTCCTGTAGAGGCATATATTGATCAATTATTAAATACAAAGATTGTTGGATTAGCATCTGGTGCAACTGCAGTTATTGATTATATTGTAAAAGCGGAAAACTCTGATAGGGATCATTTAACATTATATCTCACATACCAATCTTCAGGCACTACGAATAATGAATCTACTGTATTTGGAGATGGAGAACTTTTAGGAGCTTCTAGTGACATTACATCTGGACCATTAAATAACGCATTTATTCCATCAGGGGAATCTTTTGCGTCTGCAATTTCCACTAATGCAGCCTCTACAGGAACTTCTTTCTCTATATCAGAAGGAGTATATTTTATTAGAGGGATGTTTGTTAATGTGGATACTGATACTATGATTGTAAGTCAGTATAACAACATTCCTACAGGTAGATTGGGATTAAGAGTTAATGAAGAAACTATTAATTCTGATGAAGATCCATCTTTAACAGATAATTCAAAGGGATTTAATAACTATGCTGCTCCTGGTGCAGATCGTTTAAAGATTACTTGTGGTTTACTCTTTAAAGAAGATGGTGATTTTAGTGATGATAATTTTGTTGAATTAGCAGAGGTTAGAGAAGGTAGGTTAATTTCTCATAAAGTAAATACTGAATATAATATATTAGCAGATGAACTTGCTCGTAGAACCTATGCAGAATCAGGTGATTATACAGTTACTCCATTTTCAGTTTCTCTTAAAAATTCTTTAGATAATGGAATAGCAAATAACGGAATATTTAAAGCAACACAGAAAACTGATGATGGTGCTGTACCTAGTGAAGACTTGGGAATTTATGAAGTTTCTCCTGGAAAAGCATTCGTAAAAGGATATGAAGTTGATAAAATTGGGGTGACTCTTAAAGATGTTCCTAAACCTAGAACTACAAAAACTTTAGAACAACAATCACTAAATTACAATACTGGAAAAACAGTAAAAGTCAATAGAACATATGGTCAACCTCTTGTAGGTATGGGTAATACCTATGTTGTTAGTTTGAGGCATGGAAGACAATCTATGTTGCAGGATGGTAGTCCCAGTGGTGGTGAAATAGGACTTGCTAGAGTTTATGACTTTGCGTTAGAGGGCGGTTCTTATAATTCTTCAAATTCTGCCTTAAATGAATGGGATCTTTCACTTTATGATGTACAAACATTCACTACAATTCAATTAAATGGTGCAGTTACTCTTGACCTTCCTACACATGTAGAAGGAAGATATAGTGGAGCTACTGGTTTCCTAAGGAAAAATGCTTCAACTGATGCTTTAACCATATATGATCAGCATGGACAATTTGTTAAAAATGAACCATTTTATTTTAATGGAGTAGAAAATAATCATGTTGCGATTGCTGTCACCAATTATGGTTTGGGAGATGTTTGTTCAATATATGGTGGACCTGATATAGCAGATATAAGTTCTGGAGATGCTGGTTATGCTGTTTCATTTACTGCAGATTGTATTCCAGTAAAAGCACAATTGTATGGGGAAGGGGTAGTTACTGGATATAATAATTCTACTGGATTATCTACTATAACCAGTAGTAGTCCTTTATTCCCTGGAAGAATAAAGGTATCTAATTTGCTAAAATTTGGTGGATCGGGAAGTGATGATCCTACTTATGCTAGGGTTCGGTCAGTTAGTTCAACAGAAGTTAGTGTAACAGGTGTTGCAACAGTTTCAGGAATTGCTGCTGGTGCATTACCAACCCCTGGTTCAGAATTAGTTGTATCTGATTTAACCCTTGTGGAGACACCATTTGGGAAATCATATGATAATGGTCTTTATACTCCAATGGCCAAACCTTTTATTGAGAATGTTGATCTTACCGATGCTTCAATAGATATAAGAAAAACATTTGATGTTACCATTAGTGCCGCTACAAATGCATTAACTGCTAATGTTTCTGCAGCACAGAATGAAACGTTTTTACCTTTTGATGAAGAACGGTATTCTTTACTAAGAGATGATGGTACTACGGAAATATTAACTAATGATAGGATGGATTTCCAGAATGGAAATACTCAACTAACAATTAATAATGTAGGAACTGATTTAAGTGCCAATCAGGTAGCAACCTTAGTTGCCACTCTGCGAAGAACAAAACCTACTGCAAAGATTAAACAAAAAAATAGAGTTAATACTTTAATTGTTGATAAATCAGCTGATGCTGGATCTGGTGTTGGTGCAACAACTCTCAATGATGGATTAACTTATTCTTCGGGTAGTGATACATATCCTTATGGAACTAGGGTTCAGGATAGAAGGATTTGTTTGAATACTCCAGATGTCATTGAAATTATAGGAATTTTTGAATCAACTGATACTGCTGTAGCATCAGCACCTAAATTGACATTAACTGCGATTGACAGTGCTACAGGAACTGCTAGAGATTTGACTATAGGTGAGATTGTTAAGGGTAAGGATTCTGGAGCTATTGCTGTTTATGCTGAAGAACTAACTTCTAGTCAGATTTCTGTTTGCTATAAAAATGAAAATGCTTTCAATGTAGGTGAAACTATTGTTTTTGATGAGTCAAAGGTTGAAGCAATTGTGACAACGGTTGATGTACCAAGTAGAGATATTGGAGCAAATTATAATTTCAATAGTGGTCAAAAAGCAACATTCTATGATTTTGGGTCTATTAGTAGAAAAGTTAAAGCTTCTGCACCTACAAAGCAGTTAAAAGTTTACTTTAGTAATGGATATTATAAGGCAGATGATGATGGAGATATTACTACTAAGAATTCTTATGATGCTTTTAATTATAATACTGAGATTCAGACTGTTAATGGAATAAGAAATACCGATATTATTGATATTAGACCAAGGGTTACTGATTATAGTGTATCAGCAACCGCTAACAGATCTCCTTTAGAGTTCTTTGGTAGAAAATATGACCAAAGTGGAAATTCTGCTGCAAATGTTTTAGCATCAGATGAGGCTATTGTTACAAATTATTCTTTCTATTTGGGTAGAAAGGATAGAGTTTATATGACTAAAGGTGGAGAAATAAAGGTTGTACAAGGTACTCCTGCAGAAAAAAGAGAATTACCTATTCCTATTGATGATGCTTTAGAACTTGCTACAGTTGATCTACCACCATATCTTTTAAGTGTAAATGATGTATCTATACAATTCTTAAAGCATAAGAGATATAGGATGAAGGATATTAGAGGTCTTGAAAAGAGAATTCAAAATCTCGAATATTATACTTCTTTGTCTATGTTGGAAACTGCTACTGAGAATTTATTCATTCCAGATGAAAGTGGATTGAATAAGTTTAAGTCAGGATTCTTTGTTGATAATTTTACTCAATTTAGAGCTCAGGAAGATAGCGTTGAGGTCAAGAATAGTATAGATCCTATCAATAAAGAATGTCGTCCAACACACTATACCAATGCAATCGATTTGCAGATTGGTCCCGTAGAAGGTGATGCAAGCATTCTGATTTATCCTCCAGAACCAGAAGGAACAGGTATTCAGAAAACTGGGGATGTTATTACTTTAAAATATGAAGAAATTGATTGGTTAAAGCAAAACTTTGGTACTAGATTATTATCTATTACACCTTTTATCATGAGTTTCTGGAAAGGAAGTCTTGAATTAATTCCTGCAACCGATACTTGGGTAGATACGGTTAGACTTGAAGCACAAACAATTCAAGTAGAAGGAAGTTTTGCTCATGCGGTAGATGTAGCTGCAAGAGAATTTGGTGGATGGGATCCTCAAACTGGATTGACTAATACAGTTTGGAATGGATGGGAAACTGTTTGGACAGGTACAGAAACAGAAACTAGAACGGAAACAAGAACAGAAACTGAGAATGAAAGTTGGCAGGAAAGAGGTAGAAACGGAAGAAGAAATTGGATTGATGAGGTAACCAGAACAACGACGACTACTCTTCAAGATACCATGACTGATAACTTCAGGACTGGATTTGATTGGAGAAGTGGACAAAGACAACTTATAACTGAACAATGGGATAATTTCACTTTAGGTGATAGAACTATTAGTGAAGAAGTAACTCCCTTTATGAGGTCTAGAAATGTTGCTTTTGATGGTCAAGGATTTAAACCTTTAACAAGACTATTTGCATTCCTTGATCGTAGAGATATAAATTGGAGTATAAGTCCTAAATTATTAGAAATTGAGATGATAAGTGGCACCTTCCAAGTGGGTGAAACTGTCTGGTATAATGGTGGTGGATTCATTGGTAATCATGGTGGTGACCTTAGATTTAGAGTGTGTCAACCAAACCATAAAGAAGGACCTTACAATGAACCAACTAGAATTTATAGAAGTAATCCTTATACAACGACTATTGGACCTTCACAATTAGAGACTTATTCTGGAAATCCAGGTACAGTTCAATTCCAATCTGGAAATACTGCTAATCTTATTCCATCATCATATTCATCAACTTCTACTATATTGAATATTGATACTTTGGCAATGTCAGAGCAAATTCAAGGTGATTGGTATGGATATATTGCTGGTGGTCCTGGTGGTAAATTGAGAGGTTTAACTAGCGGTGCTCAAGCTAAAATTGTGAATGCTAGATTAGTTGTTGATTATGCTGGTACAATACAAGGAAGTTTCTTTATTGCAAATCCAAATATTCCTAGTAATCCTAAATTTGAAACAGGAACAAAAATCTTTACATTAAGTGATGATCCTGAGAATGCAGAAATTGGAGCAGATACTCTTGGTGAAGAGCCTTACACATCTTCTGGAATGATTGCAACAGTTCAGGAAAATGTAATTTCGGTTAGAAACCATAGAACTGAAGATATTCAGACTCGTGAGGAGAGGGCGAGAAGAGACTTTGTTAGTACAGATACGGTAACTACCGTAGTCGGATCAACCACTAATACTGAAAGAAATAGGATTAGAGAATGGTGGGTACGTGGTGATCCCCTTGGTCAATCATTTGCTGTAGATGATCCAGATGGAGTTTTTGTTACTAGTGCTGATGTATTTTTCGGCGAAATAGATACG